CGCCGCCAGCTCGCCCTTCATGAGCCGCGCCACGTCCTCGGCCTTCGTGAAGTCACCGCAGAGGAGCCGATGGTCCCCGAGCTGGTAGAGGTCGCCGGGCTTGCACGTCGGCTCGCCCTCGGGCAGCTCCGGCACGGCGTCCGGCTCGGTCAGGCCCGCCTCCGGCTCGCCGTCCGGCACGTCGGCCCGCAGCTCGTCAAGCTTCAGGTCGAAGAACGTGTCCTCAAGCGGCCCCGCCAGGTCGTCAAGCACCCCGCCAAGCTCCGGCAGCCACTGGCCCGCTATGTGCGGGCTGTTCGCCACGACCATCGCAGCCAGGTGCTTCTCCTCGGGCCAGTCGACAACGCGGATAGGAAAGCGCTCGCCGTTCGGCACCGAGCGAAGTACCCATCCATCATCGGCAGCATTCGCAACCATGTTCATCTTCTTGCCCAGCGCCTTGATCCGCTGGTGCCCGCAGACGAGCGTGCCGCTCCGCTGGTTCCAGACGATCCCGCTCAGGTCGCCGTACTGCTCGATGCTCGCGCCCAGCCCGGCAAGCGCCGCCGGCGTTATCTCGCGCGGGTTGCGCGGGTGAGGCTGCAAGTCGGCGATGGTCTTCAGCTCGCTCATTCGTTCAGCTCCCTAAGAACCGGCTCCTCTCCACAATGACAGCGCGGATGAAGTGGGGGTGCCTTGACCGTCTCGTAGTTCATCGCCATCTTCCCGCCGTCCACGCCCTCGGCCGTCTGGCCCAGCTCGAAAAAGGTGCCACCGAGTTCGATGTATTTCCCGTCCATCGCGCGGCAGAACTGACAGGCGTCGTCGAACGCCGCCCACGTCTTTCCCTCGACGACCCCGCTCTGCTCCCACGCTTGGTTCTCGCCGGCGTGTGCCGCCCGGCTACCCTCTGTGCGGGCGATCGTCTCGGCCCGTGCGCTCGTTACCTTGCCGCTGAACACCTTATCGGCCAGCCGCTTCTTCAGCTCGCGGATATTCTCGCCGGCGGCCATGCCCTGGGCGACGACCTCGGTGATCCGCTTGGCGAACGCTGTGTTGACACGCTCTGCGAAGAAGCGCGGATAGCGCTGCGCCCAGGAAAGCACTTCCTGGTTGAACACGTCCCACCCGTCAATCGGCGCCTTGACGGCCTTCACCGCCTTGCCGATGGCGGCGCGGAGCTTGCCGATCCCGGCCGTCCAGCCGTCTACGAGCATCGGCATGAGCACGTCGGCCAGCTCGTCGGCGTAGATGATGTCCCATCGCTCCTCGTCGAACAGGATGGCCGACACGTCAAGCCCCTGCGCCTCGTCGTCGAACGTGTCAAGCTTGGCGAACACCGCGCGCCCCTGCCGCTCTATCAGCGACGCCATGTGCGCGGCAAGCAATCGCTCATTCTTCGTCAGCGGCCCCAAATGGGCTTTGCGAGCTTGGCCGAAAGGGGCGTGCCGATAGCTCGGCCGCACCTCCAGGCACGGCGGGCGCGGCGGGCGCCGGCGCCGCCGCTATGAACTCGTCACCGCCCTCCTCAAGCTCGTCGAATCCCGCGAGCCGCCGCGCCTCGTTCCGCATGATAACCTTGTTCTTCACCAGCACCTCGATCTCCTTCAGGGTCGCCTCGCGGTTCTCAGGGACCGGGTCGTCGAACGCGAAGAACAGCCGCTCGTCATACAGCGGGGCCAGGTGCTCGGTAAGCATCTGCTCCATTCGCCGCAGCCGTGGCAGGATGGTGTGCCACATGTAGCCCGTCAGGGCCGCCTCAAGCTCGGCCCGCGACTTGCCGACCTCCGCCATCTGCGGGGGGTTGCCGAATATCTCGTATATCTCGTCGCGGTCAAGCTTGGCCTGCGGGATGTCCTGCATTTGGGAGGGCGGGAAATTGAGCGTCTCAAGGCTCTTCTCGCTTGTGCTAAACCACGGCTTGCCAGCAATATTGCCGCCGCGCCCGCGACGCGATTTGAACATGTGATTGAACTGCCGTTCGAGCGAGCGAATTTCATCGTCGGTCGTGCCATCCGGCACGCGGATAATGAAATCCGGTCGGCAATTATTGTCATACATCGCCCGCTTGTATTCGTCCATTGCGTCCTTGCGGTGCAGGGAAGCGGTTGCCGCCTGCGCCGGGCCGAGCCCCTTCAACGTGCTCTCGGGGTTCGGATAGCGGAAATGGATAATCTCCTCGGGCTTGAACGCGACCTTGTCCTCCGGCTTCGTGCCGTAAATGTACCCCTTGACGCCCTTGCCGTCCTTCGTCGCTACGGGCGTCATGTGCTGCGGCATGAGATTCCAGATTGCCTTCGGCTGCGCGCCGCGCACCAGGTCGCCCCACGGCTCAAGATACCAGTAGGCGTTGCCCACCAGCTCCTGGTAGATCGTCGTCAGCTCCTGAAGCGTGAAGCCAATCTCGCGGGGGTTCGCCAGCCGGAGCACGTCGAGCACGGGGTGGTCGGTCAACTCGACAATGTCCTCGCCCTCGATTGCCGCCCCCTTCTTGACGATGTGCTTCAGGCGCGCGCGCGGCACGCCTCTGATGCCGTACCATAGCTTCGTCTCGTTCTTCACCGCGCCGCGCGCGTAGAGCCGCAGGTTGACGCTCGCCACGCTTGAGCCGTTTCGCATGGCGCAGGTGTAGACGAAGTGCCGGAACTTCTTGATCGCATCGGCCTCGGACAGCATTGCCGTGCTGCTTCGGACGGCCTGTACGAGTGCCGTCTTGTCGCCGCCGTCGCCGATCCCGAATATCTTGAGCGCCGTGCGGGTGAGCCAGTTACGCCTTGCCATGAGATTGCTCCTTGTCTGTGTCGATACCGAATCGCTTTACCAGCGACACCGGCGTGTTGATCGGAATGAAACGCTCTATCTCAATCCGGGGCGGCTCGCCAACGGCCATGTGAACAACGATGCTGCGAATCCCGGTCTGCTCAACGCCTTCGAGTTTCACATGGCCCGCACAGCCACTATCGAGCGACACTTCGAGATTGTCAACCTTGACCTCTATGGCATCGCCGAACACCGTCTGCTGAATTCGCGTTAGCTCCATCGCCTTACTCCGTAGATTTCCTGTCTAGCCATTCAATTCGTAACCACCTGATCAACCCGAGAAACGACCCCCGGCTCGTGAAATAGCCACATGATTTCCAGCCATCGCATAGGCGATCATGCCGCGCATACCATCGCTCTTGAAGCGCGCCGTAATTCCAACCCCACACTCGCTCAATGACGAGCCGCTCTTCAGCCATCGTCTTGCTCCTCTCGGTTATCGCATCGCGTCGGGCGGCGGCCGATTGGCCGGCCACGGGTTGGCGGCTGGTATCGGCCCCTCCGGCCCGGCGGGCTTGGGCATCGCGTCGGGCGGCTCGCGCGTCGGCAGCTCGGCCACCGCAGGGCCGTCGTGCGGGTCGACGGGCAGAACGGGCTCGCCGATGGCCTCCCTTGCTAACGCGGCCATTTCGTCGGCTTCATAGACAAGGGCGCCAAGAATTGTCCCATCCGGCTTTTCGTCTCGCTCTACGCGGGCGATTTCTCGTAGGGTAGCCTCATGTTTCCCTTCGCCAACGCCCTTCTCGCTCAGCTTCGCCATCTGCCGCTTGACGCACTTGACTGATACCTGCCGGGCCGGGCCGTCCTGCCAGGAGCCGCAGGCCCACTTGATGCTCGGCGCTATCGCCGCGCCGCACTCCGGGCAGGGGGGGTTGAATACGGCGTCGATGATGTCCGCAATCATCCCTTCTACGCCGACATGCCGCCCGCCACAATGTGACATCGCTATCTCCGCCGCCAACGCTTCAGCTTGCTTGCTCATTGTCCTTCTCCTTTTCTGCGGTTGCCGCCCGCTTCCACTGGGCGCAGGCGGGTTCGTAGGTCACTGGGCCATTGGCGACTTCTGGCCCGGCTACTAACCGAGCCGCTGGGCCAGCACGGCATAGCTTGTCTACACGGAACTCGCACGTCTCGCAGGTCTCGTGCTTCCAGGCGGCGCTAGCAAACTCAAGATAGCCCGTTGCTGTAAATGACGGGTCAACAAGGTCTGTGATCCTAAATGTGTGTTCGGGGGGCGGCTCAGGATCAACAATATCAAAAAACTGCGGCACCTTCGGGCAGTCATCCATGCCTCACCTCCTAATGCCAGGCGTCTGGGTCGTCCATCATCCGGACCCACCGCTCGTCCTCGTTGTCGGCCTCGATCTTCGCCGCCACCTCAGGCGGCACAAGCGGCACGTCCACGACGTGCGCGCCCGGCTCACGCGGCTTCGCAGCCGGCTTCACAATGCCGGCCGCCTTGTTGATGTCCGCAACCACCTGGCTCAGCGGCCCAAACAGCAGCTTGCCACGCCGCATCGAAAATAGCGCGTACCGCAGGGCGTCCATTGCGTGATCGCCCTCTTTCACCGGCTCGTCCTTGCCCTTCTTCCAGCAGTAGCCCTGAAGCTCGCGGATGGTGTTCACGCACTTCGGATCCACCGTCAGGCCCGGCCGACCGTCGCCGCGAATCATCAGCGCGTTCGTCACGTACCGAATCCCGTCGAGCACCGCGTTCTTGGCCTTCCAGGCCGGCACGTTCGCGGCCCGCGCATCGGCGATCATGCCAGCCGCCTCGGGCGGGATGTACGCCCGCTCCAGCTTGGGGTCGCAGCCCTCGGCCATCGCCTTGACCTGCGCAACGAAAACGGCCGGTAGCACCTGCGTCTCGTAGAACTCCTCGATGACATGGCCCCGCCCGTCGTTGTCGATGCCGATCTTCAGGATCACACCCGGGTTCGTGTAGCCCTCGTCGACGCCGAAGATGATCCGCTTCCACGGCCCGGCCCGCTCGCAGACATGCACGTCCTTCGAGAAGTCCCGGTATACCAGCCCCTCGTAGGCCGTCCATTTCCCGAGCACGTACCGCTCGTAGTCGGTGCCCGTCAGCTTCTGAAGCTGCGAGACGTACTGCTTCGGTAGGAAGAAGTTGTCAAGGCTGTTCGTCTCGATGAGCCGCTGCGTCTCGTCGGGCTCCTCGTAGAATCGCTTATGCAGGAAATGGGCCGGCGAACCGGGGTTCGTCACGGTGACAAGCTGGCGATAGCCGAGCGCCTGCCCGCTGCACCGGCCCAAGAGCATCGTGTAGTCCTCGTCCTCAAGCTCGATCCCCTCGTCGATCAGCACCGCGTCAAAGCCGAGCGAACCCATCTTCAGCGGATGGTCGAAGCCGAAGTAGTAGATTTCCCCGCCGCCGTTGATCGAGATGATGTGGTCACTCTTGTTGTGCTTGTAGGTGCCCGGTGGCAGCACGGCCGGCAGGGCACCGTCCGGCTTCAGCAGCGTGCGGAGCGTGGTGTGCCTCAGCGAGGTGTACGTCTTGCGGCACATGCCGACGAACGAGCCGGGCACCGAGGCCCATTGCAGCAGCTTGTAGCAGCCGGCTCGCGTCTTGCCGGCGCGGAACGCCCCGCTGAAGAGCACCTCGAACTCGCGGGCCTGCATGAGGTCAATCTGCTTCGGAAGCATTTCGACGTTGAGCGTGGTCAAGTCAGCACCCCTTCAGCGGCCACTAGTTTCTCAATCTCCGCCGATGCGTCGATGCAGGCTTGTGGCCGGATCACCCCGCGCATGCCGCTGGCCTTGACGTCCCAGCGGCCCCACGTAGTATCGAACGCTCTGCAATACGGATGCTCTTCCGGCGTGCCGCCTTCCGCCCAATACAGACACGCACACCCGGTGCAGAACTTCGGATCGGCCAGGTCAAGCTTGACGTACATGGGCTCACTCCTTCAGCAGCGACAGCCACCAGTCCCGCTGCGTGGCGACGACCTTCGACGTGCCGCACGGGTAGTAGATCACGTTAACCAGTGCGTTGCACCGCGTGCCCGGCGGGCAGTCCCGCTGGATGGCCTCTGCGATAGCCCGGGCCGGGATCAGCTTGGCCTCAAGTTCCTCGATTCGCTCATCCTTGGCCTTCAGGAAGCTTCCCTGGCTGGCTACGAACGCCGCGATTATCTCATCCTTGTCTTCCAGCAAAACCGTGTAGTCACCCAGGAGGCCGGACGCCGTCTTGAGGGCAGCCCGCAATTCCTTCTTGCTCCGCTTGTCCTTCGGCTTCTTGTCCTTCTTCTTGCTTGCCATGAGTCAGTCCTCCTTGGTCTCGTGTAACCGTATCTCGATATCCGCCGTGCCCGCCCAGGTCGTCCAGCCGGCGAACTCAAGGGCGGCCGTCAGCGTCCGAAAGCGGAAGCTCATATCGAGCCCCCTGCCCTGTGTCCAGCGTAGCTCGACTGGCTTCATTCGCTCGCCTCCTCCGGCCCGTCACTTCGCCGGTTAATCACCTCGACAGTTGACCCGCATTTCGGGCAGTGGTAAACCGCCATCATCCAGGCATGATCCACGGCGGTCAGGTCTGCGTCTTCCTTCTCCGGCTCTACTTGAACGCGATAGCGAAGCCCGCACGACTCGCACGCAAATACGCCATGCCCTGTCATTCGCACAAGTGCCATTGTCATTCTCCTTCCTCCTCCGGCTTGACCGCCGGCGTTATCACGATTTGCAGCCCGCCGCCCTCGCCTACCCCGAACGTCAGCAGCTTAGCCCGGCATTCCCGAATGTGGCGCAGCAGGGCAGACGACGCCAGCCGCTTCTCTTTCGCCGTCTTCTCGCGTAGCCCCTGGCGGAGCACATGCACCGCCTCACGCTCGCACTCGGGCAGAAGTTCGTTGACGGCGGCCTGTAGGGCCGGATACCATTCGTCGGGCCGCTTGCGCGCCCACGCTTCTACGGTATCCTCTGCCCGGCCAACGGCTTCGCCAACCTCCTGCCAGGTGGCACCCTCGGCCCGGAGCCGCGCCGCGATCATCATGAGGCCGTCGTTTTCCGTCACGTCGTCAGGCATCTACTTGGCCTTCCCGGCGGCGACGATGGTGTCCACCATTGCCTTGATCTTGCAGACCTGCCCTGTACGCTCGCAGAGATGACACAGCCCGTCGATCTCCGCCTTGATCTCCTCGCCCTGCTCGGCGAGCGTGGGGGCCGGCTCGGGCGGCTTGGGCAGGAGGGCCGCTGCGTGTAGCAGATCGTTATCAACGTCCGTGCCCTCGATCATGCTGAAATAGCCAGTGCCCGCCTCTTCGTCCAACGCGCGCGCCGCCCGATACATGGCCACGCCCTTCTCCGCCGCCTTGACGAACGCCTTGTGCGCCCGCCACTCGTTGGCGTCGGCCATCATGTCGTCGAAACAGGCCGTGGTCTCGGAACCACACTGACGCCCGACATAATCAGTGGCCCAGAGTACGGTGCCCTTCTTGCCAAAACTGCGACCAGTGCGTATCCATTGCTCCTCGTTCATCGTATCTCTCCTCTCATTAGTCTTGCACACAATCGCCCGAAAGTCAAGTGCGCTTATGGCTTGCGGTGTGCGCCAGGCAATCCTTCCGGCCTCGGCGTAGTCGGTGGCGGGTTTACGCCCCCACCTCCGGCAAGCTTTTGTTCCTTTGTCAAGTAATGGCTACAGTCAGGGTCCCACGGCCAAGTCCAAAATCCTTGCCACCACGACGGCTTGGCCTCGAAGTCCGGGCAGTCCTCAGCCTTGTCGCCAGTTCGCATCTCAAGACAGAGCCGTCCGTTGCCCAACTCCAACCGGCCAGACATCGGATTCCTCTCAGATTCGCCACGCGATTTGCCGCACACGGCGAACTCAATCGAGCCATAAGTACTCTTCGGATACGTATCGCATGGCTCACAATGCCGACAGTCCTTGCAGAAGTTCATCGCTCGCCTTCTTTCATCGCCAGCGGTCGTATGGGACCACCGGCTGCCTGTCGCGGCAGACCTTGCAAAACCGATTCGCCGGCCCGTCGCTCATAAACGGCTTCCCGTGGCGCGGACAACCCACGCCCACACAGGTTCGCAGCTTGCGGCCCGGCCTCAGCGCCGCTGTTCGCGCTATCGCCGCTGCCCGATCGCGCCGGCCTCGCTCCCTCGCGTCAATCTTGCCCTGAGCCTTCGCACATTCGGTCGAGCAATAGTGGTGCCGCCCCTTCGGCACAGCCTTGTCGCAGCCCGGCGCTTTGCAAGTCATTTTCATCTCCAGAAGAAAATCACCGCGTTGACTATGCCAAACATCAGCGCGACGCAGGCCAGCTTGTATTCGCCGTCCCGAAAGTCGAGCGCCGATGCCAGCACGAAACACGCAACAGCAACCGCGTACAAGACGCTCTTCATTCGCTCGCCTCCTCAGGGGACAAAGTGCGGGCACCGGGTAATCGCCATCGCCATGTCGTGCTTCTTGCAGAACTCGTGCAGCTCCGTCGCCGTAGTGCATGCAGACCCTGCCGCCCACGCGCAATTCAGGCACAGACAATGCTCCTTGCGAAGCGCGTCCATGACCGTGTGGGTATGAACAACCGTGCCGTGGTGGTCTTCTCGCTTCTCCTCGAACTCGAACTTCGGGATTTCACTTGCCATCAGTCGCCTCCTTCTGAGCCGGTGCGGCCAGCCGGGGCATGTCGTCAAGCGACGGACACAGCCGGCCAGCCTCGATCTCGTGCAACACGTGGGCCAACTGCATCAGCCGGCCGGCCATCGCGGCGATGTGATCTATGCGGCCCTCGCCATCGCCCTCACTGGCTCCGCGATATGTCACCTCTCGAAAAAGGGTAACGTGGCGCAGAAACGACCGCACTATGGCCTGCGTGCCAACCCCGCCCTTACAAACCGGCACGCCTGTCCGCAACCACGGGTCGCCAGGGTGCGTCTGTGCGCCAGCTTCCATGCGTTCGCGCACCAATTCCCAGAGCACCGGCGACATGAGCGACGGCGGCGCTGTTCGCTCGCTCGGCTGGAGCGCGGCGTCGTGCTGCGGAATCTCAATCTCTTTCGGCAGGTCTCCGATCATGGCTTGCCTCCTTTCTCGATGGGCCGATAGGCCAGCGTCGGCATTCGCCGGCCAACAGCGTCCGTCCTGTATTTCCACACCCGCTCGATGGTGCCCGCCTCAAGCGCCTCCTTGATCCGCCGGAGCACCGTGCTATCGCTCGGACCGCCGCCGCTCAGTTCAGCCGTACACCGCGCGGACTGATCCTGCTCCAAGGCCGCCATCGGCCCGCCCAGCAGCTTGATCATGTTATCACGCTTCGCCATCGATCTGCTCCTCTCATGTAAACAGGGGCGGCGTGGTCGTCCGCACACGCTCGCGCGCGATCTTGCAATAGCCCTCGTCTATCTCGATGCCGATCCAGCGGCGGCCGAGCTGCTTAGCAGCCACGCAGGTCGTGCCCGAGCCGCATGTCGGGTCGAGTACCACGTCGCCCTCATTGGTGTACGTTCGCAAGAGGTACTCCAACAGGGCAAGGGGCTTTTGTGTTGGGTGCTTCGTTTTCTCAGAACCCGCTACGACGTTGAATGTCTGGCACGAGGAAGGTACTCGTAATTCGTCCATGTCATGATGCTCCCGCCCCTCAAACTTCCGGTATGTCTCGCGGTCTTGTGCGTTATGCTTGATTTGATACTTCGACCGAGCCTTGCCAGACTCCGCGCGAGGCTGCATCTGCCGGTTGTATGTCCAACCGCCTCGACTAAAAACCAGAACGCTCTCGTGTTCTTTCATTGGCTCTCGCGCCGTATTTGCAAAGTTGCTTCCCCGGTTCTTCAGCCATATCCACTCGTGTCGGAACATCGGGAGGTTGCTACACGTCAGAATGGCCGTGAACGGTTGGCTTGCCGTAAACGCGAATATTGCGTGTTCCGCACCGGCCCGCGTAAGTCCCCGCCACATGGTATCCAGCGGAATAACCGAATCCCACGAACATGCCGTTGTGCCATACGGCGTGTCTGTCACCACGGCGTCAACGCGCCCGTCCGGCATCTCGGCCATGACCTCAAGGCAATCCCCGCAGACTATGCAGCCGTCCGACTCGCCCGCAAGAACCGCGTCTATCTCGACGTGCTTACTCACCAGCCTCCTCCTCAAAATCCTCCGTCAGGTCGCGGCGCGGGGCAACGTCAACCCGCCCGCTGAGTATCCGGTCATGCGGAGTCACATACGCCGAAACCGCGCCAAGCGGAACCGGCGGATATCCCTTCACCTCGCCGTACCCGGTCGCGCCCTGCGCATACGTCCGGAGGTAGCTGCCCGTCATTATCCCGATCTGGGGCTGCTCCACCAGCGTCAAGCAAGCGTCATCTGCCCGCAACCGGCACCGGGCCTTGATATACTGGTCGTGAAGGTGCCCGACGAACGTGAGGTCGGCGTCGAAATGAACCATGAACTGGACGAGTTTGTTGATCTTGCCGCCCTCGGTCTGCGCCCAGCCGGCCCCGTGGTGCATGAAGACGCGCACCGTCCACTGCTGCCGGCCCTTGGGAGCCATGTCCTTTGACACGATCTTCGGGCAGCCCTTCGCCTTCGGCGAGTAGATGAACACGAGGTCGGTCAGCGAGCAGTATCCGAGATACGGCGCCCCGAGCATGTCAGCAAGCTTCTTGGTCAAGCCCTGCTGCTGCTGCCGATTCTCGTACATGCGCTCGTGGTTGCCCTGGCCGATGCCGAGGCACTTGCCCTTGATCGGCTCGAACATCGCGGCCACCCGGTCACGCAGATCGGCGCCCAGCTTGCCGAGGTCTTTCACGCGCATGAACTCGGCGATAGCCTCGGGGTCGAACCGCTTGTCGCCGATGCCAACGTAGTCCGCGTAGTCGCCCCCGCCGAACCAGAACGAGCGCGGGTCGAATTGCACCTGCGCGATGTCCGCCTCAATCCGTTCCTGCGCGACGCCGCGATTGCCGAGGTGTATGTCCGCGAAGTCCCACAGGCGGAACTCCGTGTCAGGCTGCGAATAAATTAGATACCGCTTGCCAGACGCTTCCATGTCACGCCTCCTTTCGCTCAAGCACGATACGCATCTTCACCGCCATCGCGGCGACGTGCAGCAGTTCTTCCTCTAGGCGAGTCCGCATTGCCTCGGCACTGATGTTGCCCAAGGAGTGCTCGTTTAACTCCCGCGCGACCTCGCCAAGCTCCTCGGTGATGATCGCCAGATACTGCGCCGGGGACAGATGCTCCTGCCAGCCAAACTCCTCCACAGTGCGAGCCACCTCGCAGCCTACCGCGTTGACCGTTCGGCCTATGTCCAATTCATCCTTCATCGTCCGCCTCCTTTCGTAGTCTATATACCACGCGACCCAGCATCCGCACCCGCGTAAGCCCTGACGCCGTCGCCAGTTCGCCCGCAGTATATATACCATATCGCGGGTATAAGCCAGCCCCGGCGCCTTGCGTCACCGAGGCGGGCCTAAATCCAGCCGCGCTTGGCCGCGCTTGGAATCCTCATAAGCCGCCCTGTCCTGGTACTCAGAGAACGGCACCTTGCGAAAGTATCGCATATTCGAGTAGAACCGGCACATGTCCTTGAGTTGTCGATCCGTCCACCCGTCGGCAACATGGCAATTCCTTGTCACCGCGTCCAGCGGCTGGTATCGCATCGGGTTCGGAGCACAGCCCCAATCCCGCACCATCTCAAGCCGATATTGCGCCGTTTCGGGGCTGTCTTGAAATCCGATCAGGACATAGACGGAGATCTTCTTGGTCGTCACTTTGCGGCACAGGGTTATCGCGTCGGCAACGCGGGCCTCCTGATGTAAGCTATCGAACGCGAAGCGGGCGTGCAGCTTGAGCCGGCCTAAATTGTCCGCCCGCTCTCGGCAGAACAATCGAGCATCAAGCCCTTGATTGAAGTCCACGAGCGGGAACCGCGTTAGCTTGTCCACTACCCGCTTCTGATGTTTCCAACTTGTCGCCAGGAAGTTGTTGTCGCACATCATCGGAGCGGGCCTGAACGAAGGAACCTCACGTAGTGCGCCCTCGATCTTCGGCACGGCGCAGAACGGGCACTTGTTCGGGCAGCCCCGGGAGCTGTACGACGCCAGCGGGTTGTGGAACAGGATCGGCTCGACCTCTTCGCAGGCGTCTCGAACCTCGGCCACGCCGTCGAACGCTTCGCGGTTCAGCATCGCCGCAGGCCCACCGGCGACCACCTTGCCCTTGTGTTCCTTCGCCATCTTGACCGCGCGGGCCACGTCCCACGAGAACACGACGCTGAGATATAGCGTCTTGCCGATCTGCCACGATGCGATGTCCTTGAGCCACTGTCTCATTTGACCGCCCACTCATCGACCATTCGCGGGAACGACTTGCCGGGGCCGTACTCGACGTTCTTGACTACCACCAAGCGCTTATCGAGGGCGAAGGCCATGCCAAGATCGAAGTGCGTGCCCTTGCTGTCCGCTGTGTAGAACAGGTGTATCTCGTCCGCGTCGCGGATCGCCATAAGGTTCTCATAGCAGATGTCGCTACCGAGGGCGACCTGGTTTGTGTCGCGGTGCGGCAGGTGCACCTTGTGGCCTGCTGCCTCCAAGCCAGCGACGTGCTTCTCAAGCGCCGCGCGGAACTCCGGCGTAGCATTCCGAACCGCACCGATCACAAAGATTCTCATCACCCGCCTCCTTTCGTCCTATCGGCCGTGCCCTTGTCCGTCCGCTCGGCGATCTTGGCGATCACGCCAGCCGCCTGTCCTTGCCGGCCAGTTGAATCTCCGCCATCCCGCCAAGCCTGCTCGCCAAGCGCGGATCGGTCGCGTCCAGTTCCTTGAGCGTCAGGTTGCTCGTTACGATCGTCGGCTTGCAGTCGTTCAGCCGCCGCGACAACAGCAGATACAAGCTCTGCGATGTCCAGTCGCTCACCTTTTCGGCCCCGAGGTCGTCGAGCATGAGCAGCTTCGGGCAGGAATATCGGCTGATTACGAACCGTTCTGCGTCGTGGCCTTGCCCGAACGTGCCCCGCACTTCCGCGAGAAACTCCGGCACCGAACCCCAAAGGGCGGAGACCATCGCGAGCCGGCCAGGATCGTCGCCGCCTACTCCGCACACCGCGCTAGGCAAGAGCGCCACGAACATCGCTGTTCCAAGATGCGTCTTGCCCACACCAGACGGGCCAGTGATCAGCAGGCCGCTCCTGTTGATCGCGGCCGTCGAGTAAGTATCGTCGAAATCCCCAAGCGTTGCGCGTGAATAGAGCTTCGGCACCCCCTTCGCGCACAGCGTCTGGCGCGGAGATTCTCTCAGAAACCGTTGCAAAGCCTTCACCTGGCACTCCGTCTTGCCACAGGTGGTTCCATACACTTCCTTGTGACAGAAGTCGCATATCCGCTCATCTGTATCGGTCATCGAATTTCCCTTTCTGCTCGTCGGCGGAGTCAAACCGCCGACTACTTCGCTTACCGCCTTGCCCACTGGCTCTGGCTCCATCGCCCTTACCTCCGTCGTGCTGGTCTAACAATTCGGTCAGTAGCGTCCACGGCTTGATGTCCACACGCACCCGGTCGAACACGGTCTTGGCCTCCGCCACGGTCACGCCCTGACGCAACGCCTCCGCGAGCTTGATGCGCCAGACCGGCGAGATGTCGCCGCCCTTCACCATCTTCCAATACGAGCAGAGTTGCTGAAGGGAGCCGGTGTCCATGCTCTTTTCTTCTTCTCTCTTCTTAGGTACTTCTTCTACCTTCTTCCTTTGTGGCTCACCTGTGGGCGCATCTGCGGGTCTATCTGCTGGTTCATCTGCGGGCGCGTCTGCGGGCGCGTGCACCTGATAACTCTCCCACTTGACTATGGTTATGATGGAGTATTGGTTGGTTGATTTGATGGCGAGATTCCCTAGCTTTATCAGTGATTTGATGGCGCATCTGATGGCGCTCTCGCTGAGGCCAGTTTCCTGTGCCGCACGCCTGCGGCCAAAGACGAACTGGCCCGGTAGCAGATGCACCATCGCTCGCCCGACCAGGTGTTCGCATTCTTTGTAGGTCGCTTTCATAAGGCACCACGTCCAGAAGCGCCAGAGCGTCGGATTCTGCCACACGTCCGATTGGAGCGATTTACGCCATAACTTGACGAAGCCATTTGTCAACGCCATCTCCAGTGTCACCTAAGAAAAAAGGCCGCCAAGCAGACAATCGAGGCCGGGCGAGATGCCCGTCAGGAAAGTTTTGGCGGCCCTTGTTATTTGCATCTTATCGCCCCTATTGTCTGCTACTATAGGGTAGCACATTACTTACGCCCTGTCAAGGTCGTCCGTCGCTTTCCGCCGGTTTTTCTGCGGGCCGATTCACGGGACACAGCCCTGAATGCACTGGCATACCTGGGCAAGTGAGATGATGAGCAGCCAGATGGTGATCTCGCCAAGTTCAGCCGCAATCTTATTTTTCACCTTCTTTGCCATCATTCACCCCCTTCGTTTTCCTTCGGCTTGTCCGGGCCGACGCTCCAGCCCAGGTCGTCGCCAAGCTCGTCGTCCCGGGGCGGCCCCTTGTAGCCCGCCCGGCAGTCAAAGCAGTCCCAGCCACACGGGAAAAGGTCACCGAGCAGGCAACCGCAATCCTCGGTATACAGCCCGTCGTACCCGCAGACCTGGAGATGGTGCGTCACGATTTCCTCAACGGTCGGGTTCTTCATCATTCACCTCCTTTTCCGCCGGCTGCCCGGCGAGGGCTTGCTCGAAGCCGCAGGTGCATTTACTGACGACGCGCCCGCGAGCGTGCTTCGGCTGCGGGCACCCGTCGCGGTGCTCGCCGTAGGTCTCCAATGCGATCTTGAGCCAGCAGGCCTTCTCGGTTGCCTCGTCCCGCTCGTGCTCCAGCAGGTCGGCCTCGGCCCGCAGCGATTCGAGCGCCTTCTGGGCCTCGGCCAGCTCCCCGGCCAGCGGAGCGAACGCCTCCGCGATGATGGCAGCTATGCCCCTAGGAAGCGGTCCGGGTTTCTGGTCGATAAGCGTTCCTGGGTCAATAACACCAAGTTGCTCTGAGAGAACCTTCTCCGCCGCCTGCCTGGCGAGCTGGTCGACCTCGGGCGAGGGCGGGGCTTCGTCTGGCTCCGGCATAAAGCCCCTTGCTTCTGCGACATGTCGTTGTTCATCCCACTCTGCTTGATGCTTCTCACAAGGGCCATAAGGCTTGCAGC